CGCTGCGGGGGTTTCCGGGGCGGCGGGGGTGATGACGGTTTCGAGGTCCATGTGTTACATTCCTTGCGGTTGTGCGGCTTGTTCGGCCTGGGCGGTTACGCCTGCCTCTGCACTACGGGCGGCGGCGGCTTGGGTCTGGGCTTGCTGGTACTCCTCGTCCGACATCAGGACTGAGCTAAGGTCATAGCCCACGCCCTGCCCGACCTTGGATGCGAGCTTGTCCATCTTGATCCGGGCCTGCAGGTCAGGCGGGAGCATCTGCACCTTGGCGAGGATCTCTAGCCCGCGCTGCAGGGCTTCGAGGTCACCGTTGCGGCTCAGGGCATCCAGGCCCGTGACGATGGCGATGTTCAGGAGCTTACTGTCGAAGGGCAAGGACACTGACTTCAGCAGCCACTTAGCGACAGCGGATTGCATGGTTCCGGCCAGCGAGGAGTACACCCCGCCAAGGGAAGCCTCAAGCTCCTGTGCCACCATACGGATCTCTTCAGCCGTCACGCGTTCCGCACTTCTAACGATGGCTGAGTGCAGGATGAACGCCTGCGCAATGCGCTTCTCGTACCGCTGCAGTACAACATCGGCTGCTGCCAGCATCTGCGGGTTACCGCCTACCACGGGGTCGATGTCACCCTTGCGGCCTGGGATGTAGTCACCTGGGCGCCCCTTCTGCAGATCCTCTACTGAGGTCGATGCAGTGGCGTCAACTAGGTAGCGTACATCAAGGCCCAGGATGCTGGCATCGGACACCGCCTCGGACATAGCCGTGATGCGCTCGAAGTCCGCAGCATACTCCCCCACCAGCCCGGTTGCGTAGTCAGAGTCATCGCCGAGATCCCAGGTCAGGACGTGCCAGGGATTGTCATCCTCGGAGTACGTCGAGGAGTAGTTGCTTGGCAGCTTGCTCTCCCCGACCCAGACCTCCTCATCGTACTTCTTGCCGTTGCGGCGCACGATGGTGTACAGGCTGACCTCAGTGTCGGCTTGGGCCGCATGGGCAAATTCCTGCAGGTCCGGCTCAAGCTCGTCCGCCTTGATGACCTCACGCTTGATGAGGGTGTGCAGCTTCCCGTTGACATCCCGCTTCACGCACCAGTACCGCATACCCAGGATGCGGATACCGTCCTTAGGCGTGTGCATCAGGACGTTACCCGTGACGATCAGGTGCTTGCAAGCGGAGTACAGCTTAGGGCGCTGCCCTCGCGCATCAAGCTCCCGCGCTGAGCTACGTTCCGCCTCGGCCAGAACCGGGGCGATGTCGTCCTCATCAATGCCAGCATCAACGAGCTGCCTGCGCAGCGCATCTGTTGGGACTAGGCGGAAGCTGGGGCGGCTTGGTGCGAACATCGCCAGCATCAGCTTGTTTGCCAGGTGATTGACTGCCTGTGCCCCGATGCTCTGATACTCGTTGGTGAACGTTGCGTTCTCCGTAGTCACACCGTCAGGGAGGCATATCTTCGGCAGTGTCATCGAAGCGTAGGACTCTATCTGAGCCATAAGGTTCGATCGCTCTGCCTGCATCCTGGTCCACATCGCCTCTGCCGTCTCGGCTGGGCGTTCCATCATAGCTGTACTCCTGGGGATGCACCGAACTTAAACACAGCGCGGCGCTTCTTGATCTCAGCCAGTGGCGTACCTCCGGCGTCGAGGGCAACGTCTGCCGTGCCGACTACGTGCTGCTGCCGCTGGATTACCTGCGCGGCTGCCTCACGCTCAGCCGCAATGCGCTGCTGCTCTGAGGCCATCCGGGCTGCCTCGATTAGCTGCTTGGACTGATCCTCTGCAGCCTTGTGGATGGCTGCCTCCTGGGCGACAGCATTAGCTTTCATGCTGCTGGCCCCGGTCAGCTTACGAACGAATCCCATTAGGTGATCTCCTTGCAGAACTGGCTGCCAAGCTCGCTGTACCCCGCCTGCACGTACTTCGGACCCATGTAGCCAAGGGCCTGGGTATCGCCAGTGAACACCCAGCGACATCCGTTCTCCTCGGCAAGCATCGGCAGTCCGTACTGCACCACATCAATCAGGCTAACGCTGTCATCCTCATCGAACACCCGGATAACCAGGTCTTCAATCAGGACTGGGGTGTCACTCCACCACGGGGTAGCGATGTCCCACAGCACGATGTAAGCGCCGAAGCGATCTACTCCACGGCTGCGGTGCGCCCGGAGCAGTACGTTGTCCCAGAGCTTGTCCAGGTTAAGTAGCTTCATGTGCGGCGCCTTGCTCCGCTTAGCGTACTTGGCTGCCGCTTCCGTAACCAGCCCTGCGAGTTCTTCTGCCTTCATCGTGTCACCACACCTTCCTTGAGCTTAGCCAGCACCACCGCAACTCCGAGCTGAAACGCAGCGTCTAGCTCATCCCTGGGCCGCGTTGGAGCAAAGCTCTTCGAGAAGTGATCGAACACCTCCGGTGTCAGCCTCGTCACTACACGCTGCTGCTTGCGGAGCAGGGCCTTGATCTTTTCTAACCACATCACGCCGCTTCCTCGCTAGGTTCGTTGGGGAACAGTTCCTGTTGTTCCCATCCAGGAACGTGACCTGATGATTCGGCCACTCCTGGTGTACCAGCATCCATGCTACTCTGGACACAGAGGTACGGCAGCTTACGGGTGCTCCGGGCATATGCTTCGGGAGAGTCACCACGGGGTTCCATCTTGCCCCCGAGTAGCACACAGGCTTGCCTGTTGAACGTCTGCATAGTGATCCATCCTCGGATAGGAAGAAGAGTGCATTGATCTGCTGGAATGTCGTGTGCTCCTGGTGCGCATCGGCGCGCCAGTGCGTGTCGGCTGTAGCCAAGCAACCTCCTGTGTGTATATCGACAAATGATACCAACCTGTTGTTCTCCCGCAACACTCCGCACCTCGACTTCCTGACTGTTGCGCATTCCGCAACAATGCAGCCCTGACCACCACGACTGTTGTTCTTACGCAACACGAGTGGTATCATTTGTCGATATACAGACAGCAAAGAAGGGGAAGAAGAAGAAGAAAGAGAAGAAGACTATAGTAGAGTCTAACACTACTACAGTCTATAGTAGTAGACACTACTAGTAGTACATTACACTACTAGCAGTGCTACTAGACTAAGAGAAGAAGTAGTCAGAGTCTAACACTTCTTCTATGTTAAGACTACCCTTACTTGGTGGATCAGTAAGGTATGGGTACTTACTACACAGTTCTTGTACAGGATCATGTGTAGTGTACATCTTAACGAACTCTTCTCTTATAGTCTTGAACAGTACATCTGCGTTAGCAGCATGACAACCTAAGTCATCATGTACTGCCATGATAGATGTGACACCTTGTTCAGCTAAGGCTGCTACTGTCATGTGTAGATGTGCAGCATCTAAGCTATGAACAAAGTTAGGAGCCATACCAGAGGCATGTCTTCCTGCGTCAGGCTCATCCTTCTTCTCTGTTGTTCGGATGTGGTAGCTACCATGTAGGTGAGTCTTAACCTGGAAGCTTGCTGTCTTGTAGTACGTCTGGTGAGCAGGGAAGCCTGACGGTGACATCCAGCTTATCTCAGGATCTCCGCTTTCCTTGACGATCTTACGGGAGGACTTCTTAAGCCAAGACATTAGCTGGACTCCCTTGACTACCACATCTCCGATTGCAGGCCACACAGCATCCATGAGCACAGAGGCTGCAAGCTTGTACTGCGATGTGTTGAACTCTGGTACAGCCCCCGCCGCTAGGTTGTCACTCACTAGGTACTTCTCCGCAGTGAGTCTAGTAACACCATACGGCGTGGTCATTACCGACCTCTTGGTCAGAGACCGGCTAACGCCAACCTTTGTCCAGATCAGGCGAACCTCTTCCTTCTCCGGCTCTTCATACCGTAGAGCCTGCAGCCTTGGCATTGCCGCTTCGGCCACACGCCTGTAGATATCCTCCATCACCTCGTTGACTACGAGGTTAGTAGCCTTACCGCCGACTTCATCCCGCAAGCAGGCGCTTAGGTTCTGCAAGCCATTGCATGACCCGTCCATCCCGACTGGGAGCTGAGATACGAAGAACTCAGGATCTCTGCGCCACCTTGCGTACTCAATGCACCACGCCAGGAACTGCAGAGGCTTATCAGCATCCATCCATCCTCGGTTGGACAGGGGATCTTCCCCGAACGAGATTAGCAGCTCATCCCGCTCTACTACCCACTCAGCTCTTGCATCCAGGGTAGCCTTGTCGAAGCCCCACTTGTTCGCGCCGTTGATGAGGAACCAGCGCACAGCGCCTGGGGTGCTCAGCGGTAGCGCATCCGCGAAGCGCAGTAGCGCCTTCTGCAGATCGCTGCCCTGGGGGGATATACCCCCGGCCACTGCTGGGTACAGCCGACCTCTGGTGTCCGCAAACCATACGAACCAGATGGCCTTGCGATGCTTGTACCTTTGTGCCATGCGCACTGCGCTCCCGAACCTGATGTACCTACCAGCGTCTAGCTTGTTCTTCTCATGCCAGATGCGCGTGGCTGTCTTCCAGGAGCGCATTGCTTGTTGCTCCCGCTCGCTCATGTCCGCCATCTTCCTGTCCGGGCTGATCCACTCCGGCCGGGGCGGGCGGGTGTCCTCCTTCCCGGCGGAGCTGACGATCTCGCCGAAGTTCTCGTCCTTCGCCAGGGCCAGGACCACCTCCAGGATTTCGGTGTTCACCTGCCACGCCGTGCCCTGGATCATGTTGACGGCGCGGAGCACGGTGTCCGAG